ACTAAAAAAATTTTTTTACTCCAAGGGTTTTTGTAAATCGGTTGGTGCCTCCCTACCTTTTATTCTTGGGTACACCTTTGGTTTGTGATTATTACAATATCTATATTTATTGTATTTAGACAGAACAGTATCACATCTTTTGTGCAAACATATTCTTCCACTACTATATGAAGCAGAGGGTTTATTATTGGGATATTTTTTCCCTGTTATATAATCACTCATACAAGATATAGTATAGTTAGGAGAAACAATGGTTTACGGCAAAAAAATGCGTAAAGGTAAGAAAAAAAAGAAAAGATATTAATGGCAGAGTATCAAGGAATGAAGGTTAAGCTAAATAGTCCTACGGCTATTAGAAAAGGCGAACCAGGGTACGGAAGAAAATCTAAAAAGGTTTTTGTTATGAAGAATGGCAAAGTCAAAAAGATTATGTTCGGTGATCCTAATATGCCTATTAGGAAAGATAATCCTAAAGCTAGAGCTTCGTTTCGTGCTAGACACAAATGTAGCACAGCCAAAGATAAGACAACTGCAAGGTATTGGTCTTGCAGAGAATGGTAAAGGAGAGTTATGCCAAAAGGTCCTAAGGGTTATTCACAAAAGCAAATGAAGATTGCTAGAATGGCACCACCTAGAAATAAAATAACTGCTGCTGATTTTGCAGCACTTAGAAAAAAAAGGAAAAAGAAATGAAAATAAAAGGCGTTGATATGTCTAGTCTTACAAAAAGACAACAGGACACAATGAAGCGACACGCAAAACATCATACAAAAAGACATATGGAGTATATGAGAAACAGTATGAAACGTGGAGCAACTTTTACACAGGCACACAAAAGAGCCATAAAAGCAGTAGGTAAGTAATGGCTAAAAGAGTTAGTTGGATGTTTGGTGGCAAACGTTATTATGGTACGCTTATTAGAGAAACCAAGACACATAAGTTTGCTAGAACAGAGAACGGAAAAGTAAAGAAGATTAAAAAATAATGGCAGCAAAAATACCAGCAAGTGCAAACGCAGCACTTATCAAGAAGGCTAAATCAAGTGGTATATCTTTATCTACCTTAAAAAAAGTTTATCGTAGAGGTCAGGCTGCTTATCTTAGTTCTGGATCAAGACCAGGTGTCAGTATGGGTGCCTGGGCTATGGGCAGGGTGAATAGTTTTATTCGTGGTTCTAAAAAACACGATACAGACTTGCGTGGTGGAAAGAAAAAGAAGTAGTGGCAAAAAGAACACAGCCATATCGTTATGGTGTACCAGCAAAATATTTAGCAGGATTATCTGATTCTGCAGCAAAAAAACGTGCAGCAGAAATTAAACGAACTGCCAAAGCATATAAAGCTGGTAAAAGAATAAATACAAAAAAAGTACAAAAATCAAGAGTAGCTGACAAGAAAAAAAAGAAAAAGAAATAATGGCTGAACAAAAAATCTGTAGCAATAAAGGCTGCAGTAATAAATTTACAGCCAGATCAAACAAAAAAATTTACTGCTCTGACAAATGTAATCGTAAAGCATATTACAAAAGAAAAAAACAAGAAGAAGCATCCACACAGATGACAGTATCTCGTGGTGAACATTACGAGGATTATGTAAAACTATATGCAGAGAAAGTAGAAAAGAAACTTATACAAAAACAACAAGTAGCAAAGTTACTAGAGGTATCTAACACTATTGTTACAAAAATGCACGAAGCATACAAAGTAGATAAAGCTAATTTAAAAAAAGCAGAGGATTGGGAAACACCGAAAGAAGCACTTGCATCATTACGCAAGTTTGAAGATTTTAGAGATAGATATTTTAAAACAGAAACAGGAGAGAAATACGAAACAGCAGACTTTCATCAGAAATGGATAAACGCTATCTTAACAGCTATTGATGAGGGTAATGAGCAAATGATATTATCTCCACCACGACACGGCAAAACAGATTTACTTACACACTTTGCTGTATGGCAGATATGCAAAAATCCTAATGTAAGAATTATGTGGGTAGGTGGTAACGAAGAAATAGCAAAGAACGCAGTAGGTTCTGTGCTTGATCACCTAGAACATAATCAAAAACTTATAGAGGACTTTTGCATACCAGGTCAAACATTTAAACCAAAGAATAGATCAGGTAAGTCTTGGACAGCAGGACAGTTTACTGTAGCAACTAGAACAGTTACTGGTATCAAATCACCAACAATGGTTGCTGTAGGTAAAGGTGGTAAGATACTTTCTCGTGATAGTGATTTAATTATTGCAGATGACATAGAGGATCACGGCACGACAATACAACCTAGTGCTAGAGAACAGACAAGACAATGGTGGACAACTACTTTGTCATCTCGTAAAGAGGAACATACAGCAATAGTTATTATTGGATCAAGACAACACCCTGAAGATTTATATAACTTCTTACTAGAAAATCCACAGATGCACAAAATTGTAGAGGAAGCACATAGTACAGAGTGTGTAAAACCAGAAACAGAGTTTGATGAGCACACTGACTGTATGTTGTGGGAAAGTAAACGTAGTTACAAATGGTTGTACTCACGATTACAAGCTGCAGAAACAACAGGTGGTAAATCTATATTTGAAATGGTATATCTTAACAAAGCATTTGCAGAAGGTATAGCTATGTTTGATGTAGAAGAGATAGATAATTGTAGAGATGCAAACAGAGTTATTGGACAGGTACCTGCTGGAGTAAAACTTATAGCAGGACTTGATCCAGCTTCTACTGGTTATCAGGCTGCTTTCTTATGGGCTGTTAATACTGATACAGGCAAAATGTATATGATTGATATAGAAAATCAAAAGGGTGGTGGCATTATACAAGCAAGAAAAACAATAAAAATGTGGCACGAAAAATATAATCTTGCACATTGGGTTATAGAAGAAAATGGATTTCAGAGAGCAATAAGACAAGATACAGAACTTAGAGAGTATTGTGCAAGAATGGGCATATATTTAGAAGGACATCAGACACAAAAAAACAAATTTGATCCTATCTTTGGTGTCGGAAGTATGAGAGAATTGTTTAAAGAACAACTAATAAGTTTGCCTTATGGTAGTGCAGAAAGCGAAACTAAGAGTAATATATATCGTAGGCAACTAATTTATTTTTCAACAGGTGCTAGTAAGCAATCTGGTAGAAATAATAAGAGTGATGTTGTTATGGCTAGTTGGTTTCCAATGCGTGTCGTAAGGCGATTGCAGAAAGAAAGACTAGCTGAAGTTGGTTTAGATTATAAACCTAGTTTTGGAGAATGGGATATAAGCAGTATGAACGAAGCACCTTGGGGTTAAGATGACACCAGAAGAAATACAATATCAGATTACAAATTTACATTACGATAATCAGAGTGCGTATTCTACTAGAGGTCGTATTCGTGCAATTATGAATGGTGGTCCTGATGGTATTCTTGCATTACTAGGCGATCAGATAAAAGGTTTTCAAGATTATCAAATACCTGTACCTAACCTTATGATGTCAGGTTTAGAGCATTTATCACAAAAAATAGGTCGTATTCCAAATCTAAAGGTAGATACACCTAATGGTAAAGATAGCGAAAGGTCAAAACAAAAAGCAGAAAAGATTGCAAGGATAGTTACTTCCTATGATGAAACACAAAAATTAGAATTACAAATGCCACAAGTAGGTAGATGGTTACCTGGTTATGGTTTTGCTGTATGGGTTATTAGAGAGAAGAAAGGTCCTGATGGTACACCATATCCTTGTGCAGAACTTCGTGATCCATATAACTGTTTTCCTGGTTACTTTGGTGCAGACCAACAACCAAAAGAAATGGCTATTATTCGTAGGGTTCCAAAAGAAGCCTTAGCTAGAACATATCCTAAATATGCAGATCAAATAAATAAAAAAGATGTTGTTAATACTTTAGGTGTTGGTAGTGCATATGCCTCTGCATATACAGATAGTTACAATGGTTCTTGGGCAAACTCAAATGGTCAAGGTGATTTAGTAGCAGAATATTACAACGAGGATGGCACATATGTTTTTCATATGACATCATCTACAATACTTGATTTTATTCCTAATCCACTAGATAGTGGTCCATCATTCGTTATCGCAAAGAAGTTTGCTTTTGATAAATTACAAGGTCAGTATGACCAGATCATAGGACTTATGGCTTCTATGGCAAAAATAAATGTTATGTCAATAATAGCTATGGAGGATGCAGTCTTTACA